CCAAAATCCCCTCCGTATCATCCTCAATAAACGCCTGACCCAATGTGGGCACACCAACGAACTTCTGTGACAAATGCCAATTGTCCAACGGCGCCGCCGCCGCCGAGCGGAATAACCCCGAAATACGCGACGGCTTATAACGGTACTCCGCATACCGCTCTTGATATCCAAAAGCCGCACGATCCACCGCATTCGTTGCCGTCGTACCCTGAAAGTAAATCTCCTGATTTAACACAGCTTGCTCCCCGATATGAGCAAACTCGGGCCACGGAAAATCATACCGCGTCTGCTTAAACCAGTACCGCTCCACACCCTGCTGATACGTTAAATCGGCCCGCACATTCACGATACCGATTATCACACCATGCTCAGTAAAAGACTTGTGAAAACCATGACCACTCGCCGCCACACTACCCAAGCCTGTCAAGTTCCCCTGCACGGTTGTACCACCAGTCAACCCCGTCTGCGTCATCTGCGCAACAGGCAACATATTCACCGGCGTCGAGCCACCACCAAGATACTCCGCCCGCTGCAACCGAGCATCAGGACTCACCACACCAAAATGCGACCGCACCAACTCCGTATACCGCGTTCCCCCTCGCGCATCGCGCTCTAACAACTTCTGCACCTGGAACGCCTGCCGCAAATCGTTAATGTTCGCCGCAGTCGCCGTCGACAAATCCGCGTAAATATCCGGGAACCCTCCCGCCGCAGCGGTCCCCTTCCCTACCCACGCGGTATTCCCAGCCACCGCATCAATGAACTGACCAAACGGATACACCGGCGAACCACCACCTGTCTCGAACCCACCGAGACTGGCATTAAAAACCTGATTCACCTTGGCAATACCCTTCACATCTGCACGCGTCCCCAGCGGCAACGTAACAGCTGTCCCCTTCTGCAAAAAAAGGCAAACAGCTCGTGAAATAATCATGCCGCTTACCGCGCAACCGACACGGCGTACTACCAGCCAACGAATCCGGCCCATCACCCACCGCCGAACCCAACGAACTCGTGATAAGATTTTCATCACGAAACCATTGGTTATAAATCAAGAAATATCCACGCATTGGCAACACCGAAATCGTATTGGGCGTCTGAATCGCTACACCGTCATCTTGCGGCATCACACCCATGTAATCCATCAAGGAACCAATCACAGGAGTAAACGGTACCGCCACTGATGGAATGACGTAACTAATAGAATCTCCCGGATTGGTCTGCTCACCCATGAACTTAACAAAGTTCGTCCAGACCAATCGGTACGGCACAAAAAAGAAAAACGTTTCGAGATACAGATTATCCATCAACGGACGCAACGGCGTCGCCAGCCGACAAAACGCCGTCATGTCACACGACACCGTATCTCCAGGAATCACGTCATCCACCAAAATCGGAATCAAAAACCCAGCGTCGAACGTCGTCTTATGCCCATGCGACCGATCAAAAACGGAACGCTGAATATTCACCGAGGGCACCTGAGAAAACGAATGCTGTGCTCCCATCACACTCGGCATGCGCTTCATCTCAGGCATATTATGCCTCCTTCACTAACGACAACACCGTGGGACCCGTCAATACCTCCCGAGGACTACACGGCGTCACTACACCCGTCATCTCATCCAACGACGCCACCTCCCACATCCCAAAATCTCCCGCATGCTTGGCAAAAAAGGAATTATCCTTTAACAAATCCACGAACTGCCGTTCGGCCAAACCAGGCGTCGGCGCCATGATCGGTTGAGCCAAAAACGCAGACGCTTTCGCGTCACGAATCAAATACATCCCGATCTTCACAAGTCCCGCCTTTCATTAAAGTCCTCCCGCGCAATCGCGCACGTCTCCATCACCGCGAGACGCTCTGGCGTCTCGTTCTCGCGCTGCCGCCTCGCAAAACGCTTTAAACGCGCACACTCCACGTCGAGCGGCGCCCACCGCTCCGACCTCAGATCGTAATAACGCGGCGGCTTCACAATCTGCCCTCGAACAACGACGCCATCGGCCGGATACACTTCGCACCGAAACTTGTCGATCCATTTCGCACCAATCCCAGGATTGCGAGACATCTGACCAAACTCCGGCTCCCGAATACCATATTTCGCCTTCGCCCAACTCCCCGTCATCTTCCGCTTCATGTATCCCGCACAGTACAAGGCACTCGCCGCTGTAACCTCGCCAAACTCATGCAGCCCTTGCTGCCACAGCTTAGAAACATGCGCGGACGTAAACACATGATGAGCGCCCCGCACCGCCAGCAACGCCTGATCGTCTGGGCGATAACCAAATAGCAGAGCGTGATAGTGAGGCCGATTGTTAATCGTACCATACTCTCCGACATAGAAATACCTTACCTTGTGCCCCTGCTTACGCAGCGCACGGATAAAAACGGGAAACGCCTCCCGATCTAGGGAGGCGTTCTTAGGCAGATGCGCATCGTCGTATGTCAACGTCAAAAACGTATTAGCGTCATGCAACGACGCTTCATGCATACAGCGCATTGCCCACTCACGGGACCATGCTGCCCGACAACCACGACACTGACCACACGACAACGCCTGCCCATCACCGTGCGGAATCCGCCACGGATGATAGCACGGCATCAATTAAACCACAACTCGAACTGATAATCGTCGAACTGGCACGCCGCACAACACACGGCCCGATACTCAAAACCTAAGCCAGCGCCGACTCCATACTCGAAATCGCTCGTACCCTCACGCACAACGATCACAGGCGAATACCTCCACGCATCGGACCAGCAACATTCTTCCGATGCGTCTTCGCCGCACGCCGAAAGTTCTTCTTCGAATGACCACGCGCCATCTTACCTCGCCGCATAAAAGCCTCCGAGAAAACAG